AATGGTCATCCCTCATTCCCCTTTCCCATAACGATCGCAATATCAATACCGCGCTCTTTCATCAACTCAACGACCTGGAGCAATTTGTCATGCTCCTCTTTCCGTTTGATGAGCTCGTTCAACTCACGACGGCATCGCCGATACTCTTCAATCCAGCGATCAGCCGCCTGCAAATCTCCATGCTCAAGCTCTAGGTAGGCACGAGATACATAGAATTTGCAGTGCTCGAGCAAGCTGGCTCCGCGTTCCATGTCGCTTGGGAGAAAGTTCATGATTTCGCCTCCCCTTTCACGTATTCCATGATGTCGTCAATGATCGCTAAAGCTGTGTCATCATCGACCATATCAGCTAGGGATTTCAATCCTTCGATCACGGCGAGCTTTTTCTGCTCTGCACCGTATTCCCGTAGTACCAAACCTTTGTCGGTAGCGAACATCTCAATTGGTGTCCCAGTGTCCCAACCATGTACACGACGAACTTCCATCGGAATGGTGATGCGGCCTAAATGGTCGATTCTGCGGACGATTCCAAGAGCTCTCATTATGCAATCACCTCCCTGTTTAACATCTTGTCTGCGACGCGGATTGCATCTTCTAGTAATCCCATTTCTTCAAGAAACTGCGGACGGCTAACGTCTTTACCCGTCTTGTTAATGTAGTTCTGCCGGCGCAACTCTAAATTCGTTCTGTACGCTGTGTTGAAGGCTTGCACGAAGTCTTTCCAGGCATAGTTGAAAGGGATACCGTTTTGACGTGCGTATCGCTGAATCATTTTATTCAATCGCTGGCGAAGGTCACCGATCGTGTCAATGCGGTCAATGTTGTCTAACCGATATTGCACGACGGTCACTTGCTCTTCGATTTGCTTCATACGTCTTTCTTGTTCCACCATTTGTTGTGCGTATAGGAGCAGCATTTCCGCTTGGGTTTTTGGTTGTAGTGGCTGTTGTCGCTTTTGCAATTCCTCTTTCATACGTTTGAATTCCTCAATGAACCGAACCTTCATTTTCATTGCTTCTGGAGTTACATAAGAGAAAGCGACTAATGTAAATGCCTCTTCTGTGAGAAGGTATTTTTTGTACCACTGCTTGTTTTGCGGATGTTGGTATTGGGTCTGTCCAAAGTTGGTCACCCCCCATTCCTCTTCACCGGCTTCCTTTAACTTTTCAAGTTGTACTTCAATGTCACGCAACACGTGCTTATGTTCTTTTCCAAAGCATTCCGCAACCGTTAGGCTATCCGTAACAACGCGATTGTTATCAATGAACACTAACTGCTTATTCATTTTGTTCCTCCTCACTTTTTGCAGGATTTTCCTCCTTCTTGTCGAAATAAGGCGATGGAAGGAGGTGAAGATAAGAATGCTTAACTCAGCAAAATGTCAAATGTGTGGCAGTTTGAACCTAGCTGATTCTCCAGATAACTATGCCTTATCAACTTGGAATAATGGGCCTGAAGGAATTACTTTAAATGTCGGCAATTTTATGCCAGTTAAAGTCAAGTACTGTAGATCTTGCGGGCACATCAATTTAAAAATTGATGATGCTTCTTTACGTTCATTTGGTAATAAATGATGCCCCACCGAGATCTATATTTTTTGCTTTAATCGTAGTCACATTTATAACAGATTCATTTACAGCTGTCGTTGCCGCGGCGGACGTTAATTTCACCTTAAAATCAAAGTTTTTAATTTGCTCCATTATCATTTCTAGTTGCTCTGAATGGTAGGCAGCCTTTCGGAGCAACTCTTTGTATTCATCTATGTTTTCAATAGTGAAACTCACGTTTATATCTTTGAGCATGCTTTTTCCTCCTCTTTGCTAGACTTGTCCACTTTTCTTCCAAAAGAAGCCCTAGAGGGCGAATTCAGCTTCTTCCTTTGCGATGCGCTCGTGCAGCTCGCGTTTGAATCGCATTAGCTCATTGTGCATGTCACGGTCGCGATTTTTTGTAACTTCAGCGACTGTGCGTGTGTAGAACGCGATCGCGGCTTCGAGCGTATCGAAGTCATACGCGCTGGGGAGCTTTTTCATTTGCGGTCACCTCCTTTTTCTTCTTTCTGACATCGTCCCACGTTAGTTCGCCTCGTTCGATCTTGGCGATAATTCGTGGAACGGATGTGCGCAGGAAAAATGTATAGACGCGCTTCATCGCTTCCCGGGATGGTTGATTCACTTCTTGATCCCCCCCTTTTCTGTGTCTTATTACGACACTTTTTCCGGAAAAAAAACAGAAATATCTACTTTGTACAGCTTCGCCAATCGGTATAACTCATCAGCGTACCATCGACTTTTTCCGTTTTCGCGCCGTTTATATTGAGTCAAAGACATGTTAAGGTACTCCGCCACCTCCTTTTGCGTCAGGCCGCTATTCACCCTTAACGCCTTTGGTGATAAGTGAAGTTTCATGGTATCACCTCCACATTTTTCTTGTGTCTTTATATGACACTTTCATCATATCATCCTCAAAAAACAAAGTCAACACAAAAAGACACTTTTTTTAAAAAAAATATTTTCAAAGTGTCGTATAACGTCTATAATAAATACGGGAAGGAGGTGAAGAAAATGAATGACTTTTACAAAAAGGTCGGACAAAACATTGAAAAATACAGAAAAATGAAAGGGTTGAGCGCAGAAGAACTAGGAAACAGAGTGGGACTCACTAAAAAGACGATCAGACGTTATGAAACAGGAGAAATACGCATCATTAACGACAGGGTCTTGGCGATCGCTGACGCCTTGGATGTTGATCCGGCTGATTTATATGAAGGGACAGACATCGTCGAGTTTACTGACGAAGTCGAAAAACTTCCGATTGTTGGGGCGGTTAGTTGCGGGAACGGCACAATCGCATATGAAGCAATTGAGGGGTATGAAGAAGTCCCGAAAAGCTGGGTGAGAGGCGGAAAGTATTTCTTCCTGCGCGCGAAAGGAGATAGCATGATTAACGCACATATCACAGACGGATCGCTCCTCCTTATCCGCCGCCAGGATGATGTAGAAAACGGAGACATCGCCGCCGTGCTCATCGACGACGATGCTGTATTAAAACGGGTATATAAGTCGGACGATACTATTATTCTACAAAGCGAAAATCCGGCGTACAAGCCTATCATCCTGCGAAAAGACGATATGAAAAACGTTAGGATTATAGGCAAGCTGAAAAAAGTAGTCCTAAATTTCTAGCGCTAGAAATTTAGAGGGCGGGCGACGGCTCGCCCATTTTTTTAGGAGGGAAACACATTGAGAACCGCACTATACATCCGTGTCAGCACGGAAGACCAAGCGCGTGAGGGATATTCGATCTCGGCTCAAAAAGAAAAGCTCACTGCTTATTGCGTATCACAGGGTTGGAACATTGTGGATATGTATATAGATGACGGGTACAGCGCGAAGGATTTAGAACGGCCGGAAATGAAACGGATGATTCGGCATATCAAACAAGGTTCAATTGATTGTGTGCTTGTGTATCGCCTTGACCGCCTTACCCGTTCTGTATCCGATCTGTACAAGTTGCTCGAGTTATTTGAAAAATACAATTGCAAATTCAAATCAGCCACCGAAGTGTACGACACCACAACAGCAATGGGCAGAATGTTCATAACGGTTGTGGCGGCACTCGCTCAATGGGAGCGTGAAAACTTAGCCGAACGGGTACGGATGGGGCTTCAAGAGAAGGCTCGTCAAGGAAAATGGGTGCCGAACATCGCCCCGTTCGGCTATGACATTGACCGCGAAAATGACACATTGGTCATTAATGATGAGGAAGCCGCTGTCGTGCGGAAAATCTTTGAATTGTATGTATCTGGAAAAGGGATGAGTAAAATAGCAAACGAACTGAACCATTTAGGTCTTCTCACAAAAGCAGGCGCAATTTGGCGGGATCATTCTGTCAAGTACGTACTAACCAACCCTGTCTATATCGGGACAATACGATACAATTACCGAGTGAACCAAGACAGCTATTTTGAAGTTGAAAACGCTGTTCCGGCTATTGTCTCTAAAGAACTGTTTGAAAAAGCCCAACAAATATTAAACAGACGAAAATTCTCCCACCCGCGCGCCGCGACAAGTGGTTTCATTTTTTCAACTGTCGCCAAGTGCGCCCGCTGCGGCTCTGGCTTGGCCGGAAAATGGGGATCAACAAAGCGTGGAGACAAAATATATCAAACCAAAACATACTATTGTGCGAGCCGGAAATTCGGTGCGTGTGATCTCCCGTATATAGCCGAGCGATTCATGGAACAGCAATTCCTAGTTTATCTTGAGAATATGTATGTGGATCACAATGTTATCAATGACGTTTTGGACGAACTGCCAAAAGAGCAAGACGAGACAGAACGCATCGAGCGGATACAAGCAGAGTTAAAAGCTATTGAAAAACGGCGGACAAAATGGCAATACGCTTGGGCTAACGATATGATTAGCGACGATGATTTCACTTTGCGAATGAAGGAGGAGAATGAAAAAGAGGAGGCTTTGCGAAAAGAACTTGAGAACATCAAGCCGTCTGAAAAAGCCCCTATCGGAGAAATTAAAGAAGTGATTAAAAACCTTCGCCTCAACTGGGAACACTTAGAACCAACAGAAAAGAAACTATTGCTTCAAACGTTCGTGAAGGAAATCACGTTTGATAAAATTGGTGAGCGAAGGGCTGACTGTGTCCAAATCGTGGACATCCAGTTTTACGCATAATTTTTTTATATTTTTATGGTCTTATTATAATAACCAAATGGACAAAGATTATAATAGAACAATAAAAAGGCGGATCGTTCCGCCTTCTTTTTTATGCACAAAAAAGCCTACTCAAACGAGTAGGCTTTACCAAAGGTTCATAACTTTCCCGAACTCTTTTACTTCCGGGCGCATTTTATCTATTGTAGCCGCTTTTAGTACCGATTGTATGATTTGATCGTCTGGTTGAAATTTCTTTACATCTACGGTGATCTGTGCGACGCGTATATCTCCTTGCATCACACCGACGGTAACGGTGTCTGCTCCTTTAATGTCATTTTGCTGCAAGAAGTCGTAAGTTTGGTAAAATACATGGCGTGTTGCCAATCCAGGTGTCAATTCTTCGCTCATATGTACAACTAAATTAATATGCTTGGTAATATCCCTTGCATCTGTGACTTCCACCTTTTTAGCGTATTCAAAAACAGATGTATCGATCTTGTTTCCTTCTTTTTTAACTGGTTTCTCTTTCTTTACCTCTTCTTTTTTCGGTTCTGATTTTTCTTCTTTCTTCTCTTCTTTCGGTTGGACTACAGCTGGTTCGGTTTTTTGTTTAACATCTTCCTTTGCAGACCTTTCCTCCTCTTTCTGCTTCGGCTCATCCTTCTTTATCTTTTCTTGTTCTGGTTCATCCTGCTTCGATTGCTCCTGTTTTGACTCATCCTGCTTAAGTTTCTCTTGTTTCGGTTGTTCCGCCTCTTTCGCCGTCTCCTTCGGCAGGTCTGTCGTCATCCCAAATACAATCACACCAACAATGAACACCGCGAAAGCAATTAGCGAGCGTTTGAATAACGTCTTTGTGTTCTCATTTTTTCGTAATACTCCAATAATCCCCCTAACCAAGTACACAAGAAAAACAACTAATGCTATAAAACTGATGATGGAAGAAATAGTGTCCATAGTATCCCCCTTTTTTTATTATCCCTACCTATCATACCACAATTTCTTCCATCA